TCCCTATGGATCAAACGGGCGCAGCGCAACAGCGATGGAAAGCCCCGTTCCAATCTGGCAAATGCAATGCTGGCCTTGCGGGTGGCGCCGGAGCTTTGGAACCTGTTTGCGTACGACGAAATGTTGCGCGCGGCGCTTCTGACAAGGCCGTTGCCCGGATCGGCCGGACACGATCTCCCGCGCCCAGTGCGCGATGCTGACGTGACCGCGGTGCAGGAGCGGCTACAGCTTGCCGGCTTGCCGAACGTGTCCAAGGACACGATCCACCAAGCGGTCGATCTGCGTGCGACGGAGCGGGCGTTTCACCCGGTCAGGAGTTACCTGAATGGATTACAGTGGGATGGTGAGCAACGCCTTGGCGGCTGGCTGAACGCCTATCTGGGTGTAGAGGACGGCGCATACGCCCACTGCATCGGAACCATGTTCCTGGTGGCGATGGTGGCGCGCATCTTCGAGCCGGGCTGCAAGGCCGACTACATGCTCGTGCTGGAAGGGCCTCAAGGCGCGCTGAAGTCAACGGCGTGCGCCATCCTGGGCGGGCAGTGGTTTTCCGACAACCTGCCGGACATCCGCAGCGGCAAGGACGTGTCGCAGCACTTGAACGGCAAGTGGCTGATCGAGGTGGCAGAGTTATCTGCGCTCGACAAGGCCGAAGCCGCGCTGCTGAAGGCCTTCATCACGCGACCAGCAGAGCGCTACCGGCCAAGCTATGGACGCAAGGAAGTGACCGAACCGCGTCAATGCGTGTTTATCGGGACCACCAACAAGTCCGCGTATCTGCGCGACGAAACCGGGGGACGGCGCTTCTGGCCAGTCAAGGTGGGGCAAATCGACCCGAATGCGCTGATCCGTGATCGGGACCAGCTTTTCGCCGAAGCGACCGCCCGGTATCGTAACGGGCAGCAATGGTGGCCGGATCAAGCCTTTGAGCGAGAGCACATCGCGCCGCAACAGGATGCTCGATACGAAGCCGATGCCTGGGAGGAACTGATTGCCCATTATCTCTTTGGCCGGACCAGCATCACCATGATTGAGGTTGCACGCGACACCCTGGAGATGCGTACCGACAGGATCGGCACTGCCGATCAGAGAAGGATAGCGGCTGCTATGGAGCGGCTCGGCTGGGAGCGAGGCGCGAGAACGTCAACCGCCCGTCCCTGGGTGCGCCGGCATGACGCATGACGCACAATGACGCACTTTCTTAAAGAGGAAGCACGCGGCTGTAGGAATAGCGGATATATTGGAAGATGCGTCATTTGCGTCATGTGTGTCATGGTGTTGGCGCTGCCGGAAGGACCGCGAGGCGCCGAAGCTGGCGTGGCCGATGACGCGGGAGCAACTGAAGGCTTGTCGAAGATCACAGCGACCAGCCGCAGGCGTCGGCGACCATAGGCTCCGACGCGGCGACGCCATGTCGCGCCGCCGTTTCGACAACGATGTGGCGACACATTGCATAGTCGTGCTGATGCTCCACCAGGGCAGCAACGACCCCCACGGCCACCAGCGCCACGATGGCGACGATGGCGATCCGAAGGTCCACTTGTCTCTGGGTCATGCGGCGGCCTCCTTTCAGGCCCTCCTACCCAATTGCAGCCAAAAAACTGCGCATGCTGGCCTTCCTCATGGTCACATCGGTAGTGATGGAGCCACACCGCTGCCGACATTGCATTGAGGCACATCAAAGCGCGCACGCTCTCGGTGCATGGCTGCCGGCCGCTACATGCGCGTCCGACATATTGATATGATGCTGTATGGACTTCTATCGGAGCAAGGCTTGGCGCCGGTTGTCAGCCGAGTGCATCAGTCGGCAGCCGGTCTGCGCCACGCCCGGCTGCGGCCAGCCATCCCGCCAGGCGGACCACATCATCCCGAGGCGCCACGGCGGGCCTGATGCCCTGTCCAATCTGCGCGGCCTATGTCATGCCTGCCACAACGCGGCCCGCTCTACGGGCACGCCAAAGGCGCGAGGATGCCTGCCCGATGGCACGCCGCGCGACCCCGGACACTGGTGGCGGACGTGATGTCAGCCGATCGCGTCGCGCCTTTCAACTTCGTCCATCATCCGAACCACGGCCGACGTTCGGCCACAGGCGCAAGTTCAGCGACCCACCCGGACTATGGTCACCGGGTAGCCCCGCGACGCCGCCATGTTGCCGCTAATCCGATCCGCAAGTGCTGACCATGCACCATGCCAGCACGCGCCGGGCGTTGCCCTCCAAGCGCCGAGATTGCAGACCGGCGTGGCGACAATTGGCAGGATCACCGCCGCAACCAGCGCGATCATCAACATCGCGCCCAACGCTTGGGCGGCGCGTCGCCGCTTGTCACGGAGAGGGTATGTCAGGGCGACCGGGCGCGGGCGGGGCGCGGCTGTGGCGTATCGCCGCGCCGTTTGCTCTCGCCGCGCCAGTTCAGCGCGATACCAGTCGCGATCTTCCAAGCTCATTTGTGAACCTTACACCTGCCCCCGAACCGCCTGCATTGACCCAGATCAACCCCACTGGCATTCGGCAACGCCAGCACGGGCTTGCCCCGGCCGGCATCCAATTGCGCGTGAAGCCATGCCATCCGGGGGGTGAAAGGGCCGGATCGCCCGCGGAAGCGGTCCGGGCCTCGACGCAGAATTACAGGACGCGCCAGCCGTTGATCGAGGAGGAGAAAACGTCTTGAAACGCCCGAAATCCAAGACCGCCTCAAAGGAACCCGCTGTAAAGGCACACGCCACAGCTAAGGTGGCGGCTACGTACGAGGTCCAGAAGAAAGTCACACAGCACATCCCAGACGACGTAACCCGTGCAAGGACAGGTGCTTGGCTGACCCTGATCTCTCCTATCACTCAATGGGCCGGTTTGAGGGGAGATCAACTCGCGCACAAGCGGGAGCTGCTGCGGATACAACAGGAAGAAGCGCTCGCTGAAATCGCGTGCCGCGCCGCACCAAGGATAGCAAAGCTCCGACGCCCAATAGCACCTGTTCCCCTCAAATTCCTTGTGCCCTTCTTGGAAAAAGCATCTCTTGAAGAGCCAGATAGCCCCTTGATAGACATGTGGTCAAATCTTCTTGTTCGTTCAGCAGAGAACTACGATCCGCATTATGTGTATTTCGCAAACCTTATTTCTCAGTTCTCTTCTAAACAGGCTAGTATATTTGCAGAAGTCGTAGGCCCCGAAGGGTCAGACGCCGTCCTAGCTGCACTCGAACGCATAATGTTCGGATTTATACATGATTTCATTAGGGATAATGTAATGACGTTTTACAATGACCTGAAATCTAAGCCAGAAACTCTAGACGCAATGTCTGAATTTATTGACGAAATACCACGCTGGTACGGAGTCGAAGTAGAGCACATCGACTTAGATGATATGTCCAATGACGACAACTATATCGGGTACCGTCCATCATATTCCAAGTACGATGATAAAGATGAAACCGACTTTGCTATTCTGTGTGGAATGCGATTACTTGACCATGTAGACACGGGATTTTTCGTGTTAGGAGAACGCTGGAAAGTGAAAGTCCTATATTATGCTGTGACGCCGCTAGGCTTGGCCTTTGCTAAGGCATGTGGCGTTAAGTCCCCACTCACAGACTGACCGCGGCGTTGGACCTAGTGAACTGATATGGGCGCGCGCGGTCGAAATGCGAAGCCTGTCCGTCGAATCGACCCGCCGCAACCCGGCACTGGCCAAGATTGGGCGCATTCCAGACCGCGGCGACCGGGCGATTGCCTGGATTGAGCAACTGGTCATCACGCGCGGACCCGACACCGGCAAGCGCATGGTGCTACGCTCGTGGCAGCGCGAGATCATCAAAGGCATTCTTCGCACCGACCAGGGCCGGCGCATCGTCCGACGCTGCTTGATTTCCTGCGGGCGCAAAAACGGCAAAACCCAACTGATTGCTGCACTGGCGCTGCTATTTCTCGCAGGACCAGAGGCGGTATCGCGTGGGCAGGTGGTATCGGCGGCGGCCGATCGGGCGCAAGCTGCCCTGATCTACGCCGAGATCGCTGCCTTCGTTGGCGCAGATACCTTGCTGGACCTCGCCGACCGCGTGCTGCTGCGCAGCTTCCACAAGGATGCGCGGGACGTGGTGACAGGCTCCGAATACCGCGCCCTGGCCGCCGTCGCCGAGCGGGTGCATGGCCTTGGGCCAACGCTCTGGATCGCCGATGAACTGGCGCAATGGCAATCACGCGATGTGCTCGATGCGCTGATGACGGCACAAGGTGCCGTGGCCGAACCGCTGGGCATCGTCATCTCGACCACAAGCCCGGACCCGCATCACGTCATGAGTGAATGGCGCACCGAGGCGGAAGCCGTGCTCGCCGGCGCGCATGTCGATCCGTCGTTCCTGCCCTTCATTTGGTCCGCCGACCCGGCGCTGCCCTGGGACAGCGACACGGCCATGCTCGCCGCCAATCCGGCCGCGGGCGATTTCCTGTCGCTGGCCGAGCTTCGCGACGCACGCGACCAAGCCCGGCGGATACCTGCCCGACAAGCCAGCTACGAGCTGCTGCGCCTCAATCGCCCGGTCAGTGCCGATGCGCGCTTCATCGCCGCGGCGGACTGGCTGGCGTGCTGCCGTCCGTTCGACGTGGGCGAGCTGCACGGCTCCCGCGCGATCGGCGGGCTGGACCTGTCCGCCACGTCCGACCTGACCGCGTTCGCGCTGTTCTTCCACACGACCGGGCACGTCATGGTCTGGGGCTTTCTTCCCGAATTGCAGGTGGACCAGAAAGAGCGGTCCGATCGCGTGCCTTATCGCCAGTGGATCGACGCCGGGCATGTGATCGCCACGCCGGGCCGCGCCATCGATCGCCGGTTCGTCGCCGCGCGGATCGCGGCACTGATCGCGCCATATGAATGCGACGTGATCGCCGCCGATAGGTGGATGCTCGCCGCGTTCGAACAGGACGCCGACGCTGCCGGCCTCACGGTGCAGCTTGAACCCTTCGGCCAGGGCTTCGTCAGCATGGCGCCTGCCGTTGTTGCCTTCGAGACCGCAGTGCTCAACGGCACGCTGATCGCGGACAGTCCGCTGCTGACGTGGGCAGTGTCGAACGCCCATGTGCTGACGGACCCGGCTGGCAATAGGAAGATCAGCAAGGAATACGCAGCATCCGGCCGACGCGTTGACCCGCTGATTGCGGCCATCATGGCGATTGGCCTTGCGGCCAGAACGCCTGAGCCGCCGGAACTGTCGTTCGGCGTGTTGGCAATTTAGCGCTTGCGACACGGCGGTTATTGTGCGTAGATGATGCAAGCAAGTATTGCGTCCGCAAGAGGTGAACGCCATGGCATCCCCCGAGACGACCTTTCACTCGACGCCCGTGGTGTGCGCGGCGCTGTCTATCCCAAGCGGGACGTTGAACAGTTGGGCGGCCCGGGGGTGGCTGGATGGACTTGGGACGCCCTCCGAGGGGCGCGGGCGCAGGCGAGCATATTCCACGGTCGGTTTTCTGACGCTGGCGCTAATTAAGGCCGCGTCGGACTTTCGTGTGGCGCCGGGGTTGGAATTCTACGGTTTCGCGCCGCGTGTCGTGCGCGACTGGTTTGAATACCCCCAATCGATGAAGCAACTGGTCATCCGGTTCTACAAGGAACCGGACCTGGAAACGTCGATCCGTTACAACGATGACCTGCACAAGGAGCCGCCGAAGCCGGGCTGGGCAATGTCCATCGCATTCGATCTGCGGGCGATCTTCGAACCCGCGTTGAACGCATTGGCTGACGCGGAGAGGCAGGTGCAGCAACAGCAAGCCGCCCCTACCGTAATTGAGCCGATAAATCCGCTGCTGACGGCCATCAAACGTACGAAGTGAACAGTGCAAACGACCATCGCGCGGCCAGTCTCGCGACCGTCGGCCCCAAATCAGCCGCGAATGTTGTCACTTCACCGGTTTTGCGGTTGCGCAGACCGACCGTAAAGGCGGCCGGGCGGTGAAGTGGAAGTCTCCCTCGGCCGCCTTGTCTGCATTCCGCGCCACTGTGAATGTGGAGATCAAAGAATGACAACCACAGCCGTCGCCGAGCTTCGCCGCCGGCATACTGAAATTCGGGGCCGCCTTCGCGCGATCAATGACGCGCACACCGACGGCAACCTTGGCGACGATGGAGCCGAATGGACCCGCCTCGATGGCGAAGTCGGCAACATCGAAGCCGCGATCACCCGCCAGGAACGGCTGGACGATCTGGAACGCCGCGCCGTTGCGACACCGCTGCATGGCAGTGGCGACGCCGCTTTCGACCGGCTGGCCGAACGGGTGACGATCGTTGACGTGATCCGCGCGCAGATATCCGAGTTCCGGGACGATCGACAGTCGGGCGTGGCGCGCGAAATCTCGCGAGAAATCGAGCGCAGGACCGGGCGGCCGGCGCATGGCCTCTATTTCGACATGCGCATGTCCACGCCACGACCCGAGCAACGGGTGTTCACCACGACGCTTCCCGGCGGCGGACCCGGCTCGAACCTCATCCAGACCGACGTGGCGCCGTATTTGATCGACCGCCTTCGCGAGCGTACGATCGTTCGCCGGCTTGGCGCAACCGTCCTGTCCGGGCTCCAAGGCAATCTCGAAATCCCGCGGCTGACCGCCTCGACCACGGCCTACTGGGTGGCCGAAAACTCGGCGATCACTGCGAGCGATCCGCAGGTGGATCAGGTCGGGCTGACGCCCAAACACGTTGGCGCACTGACCGAGCTTTCCCGAAATATGCTGATGCAGCCTTCGATCGACGTGACGCGGATGGTCGAAGATGACATGGCGCGGGTGATCGCGGTGGGCCTCGACCGCGTGGCGCTGGTCGGTGGCGGAAGCGGCGAACCGTCCGGCCTGTTGGCGAGCGGATCAGGCATCGGCGCCGGCACCTCGCTTGGCGCGACCGGCGGGGCGCCGACCTGGGATGCAGTCGTTGCGCTCATCGCTTCCGTCGATACTGCGAACGCGCTCGCCGGCAGCCTGGCCTTCGCCACGAACGCCAAGGTGGTGTCGAAGCTGCGCCGCACGCTGAAGACATCAACCGACAGCGCGTCGAATTTCATCATGACGGACGCGGCGACGCTGGCAGGGTATCCGCTCGCGTCAACGCAGCTTGTGCCGTCGAACCTCACCAAGTCCACGGGCAACAACCTGTCGGCGACAATATTCGGTGATTGGAGCATGTTGGTTCTCGCGTTCTGGGCCGAGTTGGATTTGTTGGTCAATCCGTACGAAAGCACGGCCTACAGCAAGGGCAACGTCCAGGTGCGCGCGATGGCGACCGCCGACGTGGCGATCCGCCAACCGCTCGCCTTTGCGGCAAATCTGGACATCGCGACAACCTGATGGACCTTGAACGCCGACACGTCACCGACATCCGTACGTCCGGGCGCACGCTGCACGGTCTCGCGGCGCCGTTCGGCAAGGCCGCAGACATCGGCGGCATGTTCCGGGAGACGATCGCGGCCGGCGCGTTCGCCGCGACGATCGCCCGCGACGATATTCGCGCGCTCGCCGATCACCGCGCCGACGCGCTGCTTGCCCGGACGCGAAGCGGTACGCTGCGCCTAACCGAGACACCGGACGGATTGCAATATGCGATCGACGTGCCGCAAACGACGCTGGGCAATGATCTGCTGACGCTGGCAACGCGTGGCGACCTCTCCGGTGTCAGCATCGGTTTCGTGGCGACGGACGAAAGTTGGCCGGACCCGCGGGCCCGCCAGCTTCGCGCCGTCACCCTGCACGAAATCAGCGTCATCACGGGCGGCACGCCGGCCTACGACGGCACAAGCGTCGCGGTGCGGCATCTGGCCGCCGGATCGTATCTCCGCCGCGTGCGCCTCTTGGAGCTGTCTGCATGGGCCGATTGAGGAACCTGCTGTTCGGCCGCGAGCCGGAGCGCCGGCTGATGGCGGACACATGGTCCGCGTGGGCACCGTCATCGGTGCCCTACGTCCCCGGCGCGCCGAACGGCGCGCAATCGCTGTCCGCTGTCCTGGCCGCGACGAACTTCATCGCGTCGAACGTCGCCAGCCTGCCGCCGCTGCTGTACGCCATCACCGCGGACGGGCGCCGCACCGAGCATGCCACGCATTCGGTGAACCGCGTGTTGCAGCAACCCTCGCCCGGCATGACCTGGCCGGAGACAACCGAATACCTGATCGCCGACGTGCTGCTGTGGGGCAACACCCTCGCCGTGCTGGATTACGACATGTCCGGGCGCCTGGTGTCCGTCACGCCGGTCCCGTGGCGCTATGTGACATCGGTTGCGCTGCTGCCATCGGGGAGCCTGGTCTATGATGTGACGTGGTACGGCCGGCCGACTGTCCGCTATCTCGCGAGCGAGGTGATCCACCTTCGGGACCGCGGGGACCATACCTACATCGGCCGCAGTCGGATCAGCCGCGCCGCGGCATCGATGCAGCACGCCGCATCGGCGGACACGGCCGCCCTGTCCATGTTCGACCGATCGGCCCGGCCGTCCGGCGCGTTCAAGTTCACCAGCAAGCTGACCGACGTGCAGAGGAACCGCTTTCAAGAAGCAGTTGACCAGGCGACGGGCGCAGCACGCGCCGGCAAGGTACTGGTGCTGCAAGATGGCGTGGATTTCGTCCCGTTCACCAATGCGATTTCCGGTCGGGATGCGGAGATCCTCGCCAGCCGTGCCTGGTCAACGATCGACATCGCCCGCGTGTTCGCCATTCCGCCCGTCCTGCTTGGCGACTACCAGTTCGCCCGCGGTCCCGTTGCGCTCGAAGCCATGACAGTGTTCGCGCTCACCACCTTGCGACACTGGGTGACGCGGTTTGAAGCTGCATTCAATGCCGCGGTGTTCGGTGCCTCGACCGGCGCGCGGTTCGCGCTCGCGCTCGACATGTCGGCGCTGCAACGGGCCGATCCCGCGGCGCACACCGCAACCGACAACGTGCTGCTGTCGCATGGTGTGCTGACGCCGAATGAAGTCCGGGAGGCTTGGGGATACAGCCCGAGCACGGCGCCCGGCATGGATGAGCCGTCCAAGGCGCCACAAGCCGCACAGGGCGGGACGCAGATCACCGGCACCCAGATGGGCGGCATGGCCGGCGCCGATGGGATGGGCGGACAGCAATGAGAGTTCAACCGGACGGCCGGCAGACGACCGGTTGTCGGGAGGCCGGCGCGCGGGCTTTGTCCATTTCGCCGCGCACCGGCCGAACCCGCCCGTCTTGCGGTCATCAAAAGTCGCTCCGGCGGCATGGCCGGCTTTCCGCGGCGCTGATCGGGGCAAAGTGACCTATGCGTAAGGCCCGATCCCTTCCACCAAATCTCGAACCGCTCGCCGTGTCGCGAGAGGAAGCAGCGGACCTCTGGGGCATCGGTGCGACAACGTTCGATGCGCTGGTGCGAGACGGCAAGATTGATCCGCCTGTCCGCATCGGCGGGCGCTGCCTTTGGGACGTGGCCAAGCTCAAACGAGCATGGCGCCGGCTCGCCGACGCAACAACGACAAGCAATCCCTGGGATACAGAATGAAGATCAGGCGCCGGTACCGTCATGTTGTGGAGGACTGGGACCGCATGGCAATGTGCGCGTCTATCTGCGTCTGCCCGGCAAGCCAAAGCTCCGGCTCCACGAGCAACCCGGTACGCCGGAGTTCGATGAGGAATACCGGCGGGCGGTCAATGGCGAGATCAAGGCCGCACCCGAACGGCTTCGCACGCCGGACCGCGGCAGTCTGCGCGCCCTGTGCGTTGCCTATTTCGCATCGGCGGAATGCAAGCGCCTGGAGCCGCGCACGCGCCATGTGCGTCGGCTGATCCTCGACAAACTGTGCGACTTGCATGGAGATAAGCCGGCGGAGTTGATGGAGGTGCGCCACGTCCGGCAGATCAGGGACGCGCGCACTGATGCGCCGGAGGCCGCGAACGGCATCGTCAAGGCACTGCGCGCGGTCTTTCGCCACGGGATGCTGAGCGACCTAGTGTCGCACAACCCGGCGCGCGATGTTGAATATCTGCGCATCGGCAGCGAAGGTTTCCATACCTGGACCGCGGCCGAGGTGCAGCAGTTCGAGGCGCATCATCCGATCGGAACGAACGCCCGGCTTGCCCTCGCGCTGCTGCTCTATACCGGCCAGCGACGATCCGATGTGGTGCGCCTTGGCCCGCAGCATGTGCGCGGTGGCTGGCTGACGTTCACCCAGTACAAGAACCGAAACCGTAAGCCAGTATCCCTGTCGCTGCCGATCGTGCCTGAGCTGCAACGCGTCATTGACGCGACACCGCGCGGCGCACTTGCCTTCCTGGTGACGGAACGTGGCACACCCTACAGCAGTGACGGCTTCGGCAACTCATTCCGCGCCTGGTGCCGACAAGCTGGGCTGCCGCATTGCTCGGCACACGGGTTGCGGAAGGCCGCGGCCAGCCGGCTCGCGGAGCTTGGCGCCAGCATCCACGAGATCGCCGCTGTCACCGGCCACCGATCGCTGAAAGAGGTGCAACGCTACACGCTCGGCGCGGAACAAAAGCGGCTTGCCGCGAGCGCAATGGCGCGGCTGTCCGATGAACAAAGCACGCACGAAAAGTCCCACTCCGGCGGTGCAACGCAAGAGTGGGACGAAAATGAAGCGCAACCCGTTGACAACAAAGGGGTCAAGACATGGATGGTGCCCAGGGGCGAGCCGAAAGATTGCTGGTCATTCAATTACTTAGGATGAGGTGGGGAAGCGCAGCCATCCCGATATGACCCGTCGTATCCCAGGGAGATTTCCCCACCTTCAACCCCCCAGGATCGCGGCTGGCTTCCGGCGGTCGAGTAGGTAAAGCCCTGTCCCCTCCGA